TCAGAGTTCCTGGATTGAGTAAAACTATAAAAGGACAAAAAGAACAAATTAATGCAGAACTGCAGCAATTAAAAGTTAAGGGGCGAAAAGGTAAAGTTCGTGGTGTTACTGCAAAAGCAAAAGAAAAAAAAGAACAAGAAAAATCTGAGACAGATTTCTTTAAAATTTTTCTACCACTACTATTAAAAAATCCAACAGCATTAGCATTACTTGCAGGTGGTGCGCTTAGATCTATTGGAATAGCCAGACTGGGTATTGCTGCATACTCTTTATACAATCTTCCTGGCGCAATGCAAAGAATGGGAACTCGTATGGGAGGTAAACCTGCATATGATAATCCAATAACTGAAGCAGCGAGCCAAGGAATAGATCCATATATTGCTGGGTTCGGAGCATATCAAGCAACAAGAATGGTTGGTGGTGCTATTTCAATGTTAAGAGATCGAGGCAAGGCAGGATTAAAACCTGTAACTGCGAGCCAAGGTCGTTTGCAAATGATCAATAAAATGATTCCTGGGCTTCGTGGAGAAGGAATGAGTTATCGCGAAGCACAAAAGGTAGCAGGACAACGTGTAGCGAAATACACAAAAGCAGTAAATCAGGCACGTAAATTTAAATTTGTGCAGCCACTACTTAGAGGATTAATTAAAAGATTTCCTGCGGTTAATGCGGGGCTTTTGGCATATCATTTATCTAATATGTCCATTGCAGTTTCTAATAGATCTAGTGGTTTAATTTCGCAAAATAAATTTAGAGAAGAAATGATTGCTGGGTATGATGGTGTAGTTGATACAGTTGGTGTTACTGGTGTTGGTATGTTGATGGGTGGATTGGCTGGAACAGCATTGTTTCCTGGTATTGGAACAATGGGTGGTGCTATACTCGGTGGAACATTCGCAACATTTGCAAGTCTACTCTCAGAAGTTTTTGGTGGAGAAGATACAAAATATTTGGCAACTAAAATTTATGAGATTATTCATGAAGATAAACCACCAAAAACGACACCAAAAACTACAATACCAGAATCTGAGCAGACATCTAAACCTTCTGGTGGAACACCATCAGGTGCTAATAGAATGGGTGGTGTAAATGCTGCATCGATAGAAGCAGTAAAATCATCAGACTTAGAATTTATGGGTGAAGTGAAAAGGGTTTCTGAGAAATTTCAAATAAATCCACAAGATTTGCTTCAAGTTATGTATAGAGAAAGTGCGTTAGATCCTGCAGCAAAAAATCCAAATTCAACAGCGAGCGGATTAATCCAATTTACAGAAGATACTGCTAAAACACTAGGCACTACAACAGGCGCATTAAGAATGATGACTCGCGCTGGGCAAATGCAATATGTTGAGAAGTATTTTGATTATTGGAAATTACCTAAAGGTGCAGATCGTGGAACAATTTATGCTTATGTGTTTTTGCCTGGGTTAGCGCAAAAAGGTGAGGTTTCGTTGGCTAGAGCAGATGATCCTAAAACAAAAAGATACTACGAATTAAACAAAGGATTAGATGTTGTTGCTCCATATGGTGTTATAGACAAAAATGATTTAAATGCTGCTACAGCAACTATGTCAATGCCTGCTGTATCGGCATTACCAGCGTCAGAAACCAAAGCCGAATCACCGCCACCTACAACATCAAATACTACCAATCAAGATGCAGCAAAAGCAAATGATGATACAATGGTAGCAGCAATGGGTGCTGCCCAAGGCGCAGCAGCAGTTGCCAAAAAACTTGATGTATTTGGTGAAGAAACTAAGAATGCTATCTTAGGATTAAGAACAAATGTTATCGCAAACAAAAGCAATCCTTCTGCAGTGAATCCACAATTTCCACATGTGATAAACAGAGTATAAAAAAGGGGGACCGAAGTCCCCCCGAAAACACCTACCGTTTTCTAATCAAAATTACTCTGCCGCCAACTTCTCAAAGAATGCCATATCGTCATCATCGACGTTGACATCTTCAGCAGTGACTTTCTTTGCTGGGGCTGAGCGAATAGCAGGAGCGGCTGCTTCCTCATCATCAACTCGCTTTGCGGTTGCGCCAGCAGCACCACCAGCACCGAGAACGCGATCCAACTTCGCCTTGAGTTCATCATAGGACTTGAAGTTTTCTGGCTTCAAGAAATCCTTGAGTGAGTGCGCAGATTTCCATACCTTTTCAATCTTAGCATCATCACCTTCGAACAGTGGTGCTGCCGCAGCGAACTCAGACTTATCATAATTGCGATAGCCTTCAACGTTGCGAATCTTGACCTTAAAGTCTGCACCCTTCCAGAAATCAAACGGATTGAGTGGCGTTTCGTCAGCAAACTGCGGTTCAAGTTTTTCCTTGATCTTATCAAAGATTTTCTTGCCGAACTTGTAGAGAAAAACCTTACCTTCGTTCTGCGGACGCTTCGGATCAGAAACAACAAGAACGTTCGCGATATAAGTCAACTTACGCTTTTGCTTACGTGCGATTTCCTTATTGGCTTCAACACCAGAGTTCCAAAGAACTGTATTGTGTTCAGAAACAGGATCCGTTTTACCGATAGTCGTCAACGAGTTCTCAATATACCAGCCACCAGGACCTTGAAAGCCATGCGACCAGATTTGAACCCAAGGAAGACCATCTTCACCATCGACGGCTGGCGTATCGAGGAAGCGGATAACTGCGTATCCGTTGCCAGCAGCGTCAACTTCTGGTTGCCAAAAACGATCATCAACGTTCTTGCCACCACCATTACCTGCAGAAGATTGCTCAACAGCTTTCTTCAACTTATCAAGAGATGAACTCTTGTTTTTTAGACTTGATAGACTCATATGTATTCTCCGTATAGCGTTGTATTAATGTATATCGACTTGTCCACTTTCTTCATTACCATATTATTATATATTACAATCGTCGCCAAGTAAAGTTTGTTTTGTTAACAATTTATACTTATCGACATTCACGTTCAAGAATGATCCATACTTGCGAACCTTTCTTGAAATTTTGGGATAGATGATGTCTTCAGAAATCTTCTTGTCCCAAATTTGAATATAATTGAAAAGATTGTTCAGAATCACCATCGTTTCAATTGTAATATCTTTGTGCATGAAGTGAGTGAGTAACTTTGGGAACTCGCCTTCTTGAACTTTAAACAGATCATTAAATGTTTCTTTGTTGCAAATTTTGTTTAGATCTTCGACATAGATCTTGGTCATGGAGTCTGTTACTCGTTTCCATTCCCTATAAGTTTCTTCAGCCTCTTCTTCAAGCAATGACTTGGTCCAGTTATCATCACTGTGTACAAAATTAGCAACCAGAAATGGAACCATTTCTTCGTCGCGATACTTGCGTGCAAGACGGTGGAATAAAAACTTGTCGCGACGCTTTTGAAATGCATCTACGGATATCCTTGTCTTGCCATCGTAGTGAAAGAAGTTGTAGGATTCAGAAGTAAAGTGTAACTTGATGGCTTGATACAATCCATAGAGATCATATCCGTTCAACGCTTAACTCCTCGTCGAATCTTATCCATGTATTGCTTCATCTGTTCTAGTGTTTCTTCATCTAGTTCAGTTTCTTTTTCTTGCTTCGCATTTTCTTCTACAACTGCCTTGACTAAATCAGATGCGCTTTTAGTCATAGTAAAGATAGCAGGAAGCACTAGCCACCACATACTGGACTGCGTCACATAAATCATGACGCCTGTAAATGACCAGGAGAATATGTTCCAAATTAGCAACTGCCAACTCATATCGGCAACCTTCCGCTTCGTGGGAGATAACGCAACTGTTCAGCCTCGCCTTCGATAAGACTCTTTAAAGATTCATTGATCAAAGTTGCGGCAACTTCAATCTCAAGATTGTTGCGTTCACAATAGGTTGTAATAGCATCCATATGATCAATCTTTTCTTCGATAGCCATTTGCATAATCATCATAGAGAAGTTATTCTTTTCTTCGCGACTAGCCATAGAGTTAGATCTCATAAGCATTCAGAGAATTGTTTAATTGTTGAGTGACACGAATAAATGTAGTTCGCTTACTCAACTCCCGCAATTCACCTGCTCCAACATAAGTACATGCCGAACGAAGCCCACCTAGAATATCCTGCATAGTTCTAGATACTTCACCACGATATGGAATCTCTACAGTCTTACCTTCAGATGCTCTGTAATTTGCAACACCGCCATTGTGTAGTGTCATCGCAGTATCTGAACTCATACCATAGAATCGATTGGTCCCGAGCGCACTCGC